TTTCGGCGTTTTTTGCGTTTGAAAAAAGTTGCATCAGCTTTTTCACAAAACCGCGCTGGAATGCGCGGTTTTTTGTTGAAAGCTGTCGGGTTTTGATAGGTTTTAAACGGGTTTTAAGAGGTTTTTAAAATCAGTTCACGGAGCGGCCGAACCATTCTACGCGTCCGATGATGGCGATGTCGGTGTTGTCGGCTGTGAGGTCGATTTCAAAAGGCTCGTAGAGCGGGTTGGCGGATTTGACTAAGAGCCGTCCGGGCAGGCGTTGGATGTTTTTGACGAAAAGGTCGTTGCCTATGCGTAGGACGTACAGGCCGTCGCGCGGCTCGGTTTCGGCGTGGTTGATTAGGATGTTGTCGCCGTGGTTGAGGATGCCTTCCATTGAATCGCCTTTGACGGCGATTACGGAGAGTTTGTCTGTTTGGCGGGTGACGTAGTTTTCTATCCAGTATCGGCGGAAAGCCATACAGAATAAGGGTTTTTCATCGCTTACGGTTTGTCCATGCCCCGCTGCGGCTTCGACGCTGTACCGTGGAATAAAGACGAATTCGCGCAAATCGACGGGATTGCCGAGCGTATCGACCGCGCCTGCGCCGGTATCGGATACGGGGAAGGCTCCGGCATTCTCAGGACGGGCGCGGTCAAGGTATGGAACGCCCTTGCCTGTCAGCAACCAGTTGAGGTCGCAGCCCGTAACATCTTGAATTTTTATGAGTGTTTCGGCTTTCGGCAGCCCATCTTTTGCGAATACCTTATTAAGTCCCATGTAGGACATATCTATCTTGGAGGCTATTTCTTCCAACGTCGAATCAGGCCATAAAAGCTGAAGTCTGCTTTTAAAAGTCATGTGTATCTCTCTAACAAAAAGACTAACCAAAAAACCTTCCTTTTTGGTTAGAAATAATCTCAATTAAAAACAAAAGTTTATAAAATAAGTTCCTTTTGTTTGTAAATTTACTAACCAAAAGGGTTTACAACTATCCTTTTGGTTAGTATTATTCGTTTCACTAAGTTAAATGACTTAGCAAACAAACCCAAAAGGAAGACTTATGAAAACCCAAAAAGAAAGATTAATAGAAAAAATCGAAAATGCGGAAAGCAGGAAACAAGATTGGCATCGTGCAGAAATCGTCGCGGCAGTTCGCAAACGTGGGAAAACAATTACTGCTCTATCAATCGAATCCGGATTGAGCGCGAATACATTAAAAAGCGCGTTGCAGTTTAAATATCCAAAAGGCGAACGGATTATTTCAGACTTTCTCGGCGTACCACCTCAAGAGATTTGGCCTAGCCGTTATCCCGAACAGGTTTAAATTACTCGAAAGAGTAAACAAAAGTTTATATCAGGAGCTGTAAATGAGCAACACCATATCGTTAGAGGAGCTGAAAAATTTAAGTTTGCCAAATCTGCCAAAAAATATCGAAAGCATTAGATACCGAGCCAAGACGCAAGGCTGGCCGTATATCGAAGAAGTTGGCAAAGCTCGCGGAGGTCGTCTGAAAAAATACTTAATCGCCTCCCTCCCCGCCGAAATCCGAGCCGCCATTATGAAACGGCAGTCGGACGAGCTGGCGGAGAAGATGCCGAAAACCCTGCCCCAAGTCAGACCGGGGACGGCGATGTCACCTCAAGTCTTGGCGGAAGCGGCAAAGCGGCTGAACGAGAAACAACGGTCGGTGGCGGATGCGCGATGCGCGGTGGTGGCGGCGGTGTTGGGTATCAAATATCAATACGGTTGCTCTGCCAAGGTCGCGGTGGCTCAGTTTTTGAGGCTGCTGGCGGAGGGTAAGTTGGACGAGGTAACGCTCGGCAACTTGGAAACGGCAAATGACCGCAGTCGGTCGGCAAAGGTTGGCGAACGTACTTTAGACGGCTGGATATCTGCTTATTTGAAAGCGGAAAACGCGACGGAGCGGTTGGTTGCTTTGGCTCCGAAGGTAACTAAGGCGGTCAAACCGATTGAGAGCTACGGTTGGTTGCCGACATTTATGCAGTTTCACAATATTCCGTCCGCGCCGAAGCTGGCGCACAGCTACCGCCGATTTGTGCAGTGGGCCGAAGCGGAAAATATGCCGGTCAATGATGTGCCTAACTTGAGTATGGTGCGGCGCGTTTGGGAAAAGCTCCCGCTGATTATGCAGGAGCGCGGCAGGAAAACGGGGGCGGCTTATAAATCGCTGCTGCCTTATGTGAAACGTGATTGGGGGGCTTTAAAGCCGAACGATGTTTGGATCGGCGACGGTCACAGCTTTAAGGCGAAGGTGGCACACCCTGTACACGGCAGACCGTTTAAGCCTGAAGTGACGGTGATTATTGATGGTTGTACGCGGTTTGTGGTGGGTTTTTCGGTCTCTCTTGCTGAAAGTTGTGTGGCGGTTTCGGACGCTCTGCGTATCGGGGTCAAGCACTTTGGTTTGCCGATTATCTATTACTCGGATAACGGCGGCGGTCAGACAGGCAAGACGATAGACCATGAAATCACGGGTATCACTTCCCGCTTGGGTATCCGCCATGAAACGGGTATCGCGGGCAATCCGCAAGGTCGAGGCATCATTGAGCGATGGTGGAAAGACAATCTGATTGAGATGGCGCGCCAGTATGAAACGTTTGCGGGCGCGGGGATGGACAGCAGCACGAAGAACCTGATGTACCGCAAGATGGAAAGTGCGTTTAACGCTTTGGAAAAAGGCAAGGAGTTGACGGTAGAACAGCAAAAATATTTGAAAAAACTGCCGAGCTGGTCGCAATTTATCGCGGATGTGGTCAAGTGTATCGACGAATACAACAACCGCCCGCACGGCGAGCTGCCCCGACATCCTGACGGCGGGCATTATACGCCGAAGGCTTATCGGGAAATGAGGCTGGAACAGGACGGTATCGCGCCGGATATGTTGTCGGCGGAAGAGCTGGCGACGATGTTTATGCCGCAGGAAGTGCGAAAAGTACAGCGCGGTTGGCTGGATTTGTTCAACAACTCTTATTTTTCAGTCGAGCTGGCGGAGTATCACAAGGACGAGGTTCGGGTCAGCTACGATTTGGACGATGCGTCGGTGGTCAATGTGTTTGATATGGACGGAAAGTTCATCACGAAGGCACAAGTCAACGGCAATAGCCGCGAGGCTTTCCCGACGGCTCGTATCGACCAACTGGCGGAAAAACGCCGAAAAGGCAAAATCAAGCGGGCGGAAAATGCAATCAAGCTCGCGAATGCGGAAGTCAATCCGGCACTGGAACAGGCGGCAGCTTGGGACGAGCTGGGACATTTAGGCGGAAACGTCATCAAGGCGGAGTATGCGGTATTGCCGAAAACGGGAACAGACGACGAGATTGTCTTGTTTGAGGCGGATATGTAGTTAAAACGGTTTTAAAACACTTTTAATAAGGAAAACATCATGACAAATACGGTCAACAAAGCACTGCAACAAAAACTGGCTGAATTTAAAGCCAAATCAGGGATGAATCAGACGATGCTTGCGCGCGGTATCGGGGTATCTCCGGCATCTATCAGTATGTACCTGAATGATACCTACGCGGCAAAAGGCGGCAAATATGAAACCATCGAGCCGAAAATCGAAGCGTTTTTAGAGGTACAGGAAAGTAAGGCGCAACGCGAAGAGCTGGTTTTGGGGTTTGTATCGACCAAGACAACCCGCCGAATCTCTGAAGTGATGCGCGACGCACACGAGGCAGGCGACACAGTGGTGATCTACGGCCAAGCGGGTTTGGGCAAGACGCAGGCGGTCAAAAACTACTGCGAGAAGAATCCCGCCGCCATCCTGATTGAGGCTAATCCGAGCTTTACGGCTTTGGTCTTGATGCGCAAGTTGGCAGCGGCGGCGAAGGTCTCCACGGTCGGCAGCCTGAATGATTTGTTTGAATCGGTATCTGACCGCCTGCGTGATTCGGGTCGTCTGATTGTAGTTGATGAGGCGGAAAACCTGCCATTACGCGCCCTTGAGATTATCCGCCGATTGCACGATGACACGGGCTGCGGGTTGGTTTTAAGCGGTATGCCCCGACTGGTGGCTAATTTGCGCGGTAAGCATGGCGAGTTGGTACAGCTTTATAGCCGAGTGTCGGTTGCGCTGAATTTGGGCGACTCGATGCCGGATGAAGAATTGGAAGAAATTGCCAGAGCGGCGATGCCGGAAGCGGATGATGCGACGATTGCGGAACTGGTTAAACAAAGCAACGGCAATACGCGACGGATGAGCAAGTTGATGCGCGGTGCGGTACGAACGGCAAACAAAAACGGCATCAAAATGCAATCGGGCATCATTAAAAAATACTCGACATTGATTATCCGATAGGTCGTCTGAAACGGTAAGTCTTTGACAGGGCTATATATTTTTTTACCCTATGATTTTAATAAGTTATTGTTTTTAAAGGAAAACGCAAAATGCAAGTTTTGAAGAAAGTTGATTGTAAGATGTTTGTGGCGCGCTCTTTTTGGCGGTGGGTGCCGGTTGGTTTGACGGTGGGCGTGTGGTGTTTTGTGGGTGGAATGGCGTTGTATGGCTGCACCCAAGAACCCGAACCTATTGCGAAAGAGCCGACGAAGGTCCAAGCGATGGACAGACAGGCGGATTTGGAAGTTTTGAAAATGGAATACTCCTACGAGGCAATGAGTGTGGAGCAAAAAATGGAAGGAATTGTATATGAATAAGTTCAAACGGCCTAAACGGGGGCTGAACCGAATCAAGAAATTGGCATTAAAACGGGCGGTCGAGGAAATACGCGCCAAGTACGGCGAACGGGCGATTACTAAGGGATGGTGCGAGCCGGAAGGGAAGTAAAAATGATGGAAATTTGGATGATTTGGATGATTTTGGGGGCTGCGCTGGGCGCGGTGATCGGGATGTTTCTCTACGCGGAAGGCATCTTGCTTGAAAACGAGCGTCTGCGCGGGATTTTGAGCGTGGAAGTCGCAGGACGGGAGGTGTTGGAGGCATGGATGGACGCGGCATACCGCAGCCGGAAAGGGGGCGGGAAATGTTAACCAAATTGAAACCCTGCCGAGTTTACAAACAAATGAAGCCTGAATCGGCGTTTGCGTGGAAGTTGGATAAAAACGGGGTGCGGAAGCGGGCTCGCCAATGTGCGAAATGTTGGGCAGAACAGATGGAGAAAAGGGCTACTGCGAATATGGAATGGCATCGCGAAAAGCGCGGGACGGTACTTGAGTTTGGACGACCTGCCGTTGCCCGCTCGGTTTGGGGCGATAGCTGGCCCACCGCTCCTGAGATTATGAATAGCCGTTACTGGACGGCAACGGACACGCGCAAAGCGGATGCCGAATGGGCTTTGAAATTTAGGGAGTCTGCGAAATGAGCTTTAAAAGACGGAACAGCGATTGGCAGGCATGGGGACAACACCGCCGCCGCGCGACGAAGTTTATGGTGAAGCGAAACCGCGAGCAGGAAGTCGCCGAATATCAGGCGCAGTTTGAAGATCAGGACGGCAAAGGTCGTCTGAAAGAAGAAAAGGAAATGAAAAATGGATAAGCAGGCAGTTTTGGAAAAAATCAAAAAGTGTTTGGCTTTGAGTAAATCGGCAAATGAGCACGAAGCGGCGCAGGCGATGAAACAGGCGCAAGTACTGATGAAAAAGTATGAAGTTGACGCTGTGGATGTTGTCTTGTCGGAAGTCTCCGAGCGTGGCGTAGGTCGGAAGATGGCAGTTAAGCTGGCCGAGTGGCAGTGGTCTTTCGCAAACATGATTTCCGAAGTGTTCGGGTGCAAATGTTATCAACTGGGAAATGCAATGTTTTTTACGGTTTGGGTAACCGCGCCGAGATCGCAGCCTATGCCTTTGATGTGGTCTATCGGCAGATTTCCGCCGCCCGCCGCGAATTTCTGAAAAATTGTCGAGAAAGAAAACCCTCAAACCGAACCTATCTCGCCGACCAGTTTTGTAACGGATGGATGATGGGTGCATGGAGTGCCGTCAAAGCATTTGAGATGTCAGACGATGAAAAGGCGGTCATGGCTGACTATAAAGGAAAAAAATATCCACATATGGGCAACGCGGTGGTTAGAGACGCCAAGTCGCCCGAACTGGACGGGAGTGCCGCGATGATTGAAGCAATAGTCAAGGGGCAGGCGGCAGGGAAAAAAGTGCAATTGCACCACGCGATGAACGGCGCGGAAGGCGTTAAACAAATTGGAGAGCGGAAATGAACGAAAAAGATTTAATTGAATGGCTGGAAGACCGTGGGGAACTCATGGTCATGAAAAAGGACGGCGAGGGTTTCGTGATCGCCGCCCGTGCGCCGGACGGTATTTGGAAAACGGCGGAGGCGGCAACGCTGACAATGGCAATAGAAGCTTGGGAGGAAATGCGATGACTACCGGAATGATGATTTATCTATTGATATGCGGGCTGATTGGTTTGGCACTGGTGGTTTTGGCACTGATGAGCCTGATTGAAAACTGGTTTAAGCAGCAGACTAAAGCTGTTGTTTTGGATGCCTGCGGTATGTTTTTTGGGTTGGTTGTTGTCCTTGTGGCGTTTTTGGCGATTCTTGGGGTGGTTAAATAAAGGAGCGGACATGAACATCGAAAAATTCAATCCCAAAAAAGACCCTAAATACATTGGCTATATTTTCCGATTTTTGAAGAAAAAAGCCAAACTGCTTGAAACTTTAGGAGCTTATCCGCGAATTGTTAAGTTTAAAGATGGGTTCGGCTGGTATATCGGCTGGTTTATTGATGACGGTCTTGGAGACTTTATTGGTAGCAGGATTTGTTACGGCTCCGAAAAAATTGGGACATTTTGTTTTGTTAAAACCCCTGAAACAGATGTGGTTGCCGAAGTCAAATGGGACGAATACGAACGTATCGGAGGGTGTGTATTAACTAACTGGCATCACAAATGGGTCTATGCCAATAAACAATCACGCAAATGCCGACACTGCGGAAGATGGGAACGGAAAGTCGTCAAGACCGTTAAGACGGTAGAACGTCGAACATTATGGGAGCGCGAGTCATGAACATCAAATGCCCAAACTGCGGGGCGGTGCATAGTCTGGACAGCTTAATCAACGATGCCGACGCATCGTCTGTATTGCGGGCTGTGTTGGAGATGGACGCTGAAATGGGCAAGGCGGCGATACGGTATGTCGGCTTGTTCCGCCCCGCTAAATCGCAGCTTTCTTGGGCGCGTACTGCGAAACTTTTGAATGAGTTGATGCCGATGATTAAGGCGCAGGAGGTAGTACGCGACGGGGTGTCCTCCCCCGCTCCCGCCGAGGCTTGGTTGCACGGCTTTAACGAAACCGTCAACGCCCGCGATCAAGGTCGTCTGAAACTGCCCTTAAAGTCGCATGGTTATTTGCTGGAGATTGTGAGCCAGTGGCAGGGTTCGGGGCTTCCCTCTCCCCAGTCCTCTCCAACGGGGAGAGTGGGCGAAGGCGGCGCGCCGTCCAAGCTGCGGCAAGGTGTGGCAGCCTTGGGCGAATGGGCAGGCGAAGATTGGGCAAAACAGGAAATCGCATCAGGCTTTGCATTGCTCGCCGCGCTCAATCTGCCCAACCGCCCCGCAGCGCAAGACCTGCCGGTAGTCGCGGAAATTTGGTATCGGAAACTGATGGAGAAAAAGGAAATCGTCTCGCCAGAGTATGACCCGATACGCATTCAGACGGGATTTAAGGTGTTGCAGCAGTCGGAAACATGGCCGCAACCCGCCGAACTGCTCCGCAACCTGCCGCCACGGTTGATACCCAGGGCGATGTTGGCAAAGCCTGCGTCGAATAAAGAAAAAGGCCGTCAGAAAATGGCGGAAGTGAAAGATGTTTTAAACAAGAAAGGTCATTGAAATGGGAAATGTATATTTTACAAGTAATAACCGAATATCGGACTTAATCAGTCAACTAGAAAAGTTGAAGGCAGAGCACGGCGATTTGGTAATAACCAGAAATTATTTGCGAGGAGGAGTTAGAGATATTGATTTAACAGAGTTTAAGGTTGCCTATATCAGACCGAAGGAAAAACGCGAAAGAATATTGGCTTATCGTATTGGGACACACCAAGTCGGTGATTTAAAGGTCTTAAAAATTTTATAGTTTAAAAGGAAAAAATCATGATTGAACCGCACGAGTACCGTCTATTGGACGAATATTTAGAGCAAGACTGGGATGCCTTTATCAGTTTTGCCGAAACTAAAGGATTTGAAGTAAGCGAAGTATATCAACTACTCAACAAACTGGAGGAAGAAGCAAATGGCTAAACAACGTATCAAACAGGCGGCAATCGAAGCCGCACAAGACAAAACCGAGGTAACGGCGCATATCCGCACCATCGGCGACCTGAACCGCGAAATCAAACGCTTGGAAACCGAAGCGGGAGATAAAAAAGCGGTCATTGAGCAGGAATACGCCGCGCTTGCCGCGCCACTGAAAGCCGAGTCGGAACGCCTGACTGCCGCCGTCGCCGCCTACTGCGAGGCACACAAGGACGATCTGACGGAAAACGGCAAGACCAAGACGGTGGATTTTGTGACGGGACTCGTCAAATGGCGCATCCGCCCGCCTAGCGTCAAGGTAACAGGCGTCGCCGCCGTCTTGGCTTGGATGTCTGAAAAAACAGCATATCAAAGCTTTATCCGCACCAAGCAGGAAATCGACAAAGACGCCATCCTGAATGAGCGCGAGCAGTTTGCGAATGGTCAGGTGCCGGGAATTAAGATTGTGTCGGGGCTTGAGGATTTTGTGATTGAGCCTACGGAGCAGGAGTTGATGTGATGATTTAAAACAATGTTAAAGGCCGTCTGAAATGGGGTTTAAAACCTGTTTCAGACGGCCTTTTTTAATGTCCTACATTCAGGCTGCTTTCTCTTCCTGCTCGTACACGGCGTTGTAGAAAGCGGCGGACAGCTTGTCGGCTTTCTCGGAGGCGGTTTCAATCACGGCAGACAAACCGTCTTCAATTCCTTCCATGTCCATATCCAAAACTTTCAGATGGTTGAGCGTGAACACCAGCAGATTCAGGGCTTTGAGGCTGTCTTGGTCGAAAGTCAGAGTATAGGTGGTATTCATGGCTTAACCCTCCAATCCCAAAGACTGTTGTTGTGCCACCATTTTCGGCTTAGGGACATATTCCAAGAAACCCAAATCGTTGAGTTTTTTGAGACGGTAGGAAACTGCGCCGGGGTTCATGTCCAAGAGTTTGCCTATTTCGGTCAGGTTCAAGCCCATACTGCGGTAGCGCAGCAGTGCGAGCATTTCGGGCGCGGCTTGGAAATAGGCGTCTTCCAATGCATCGATGCGGTATAGCACGGCATCGGGCAGGGCTTTTGCCTGTTTCTCCATTTCGATAAAATATCGGCGGGCTTGGCGTCCTTTGTCGTTGCGCTCCACCATGCACAGCTCTTTTGCCATATCGAGGGAAAGATGGTAGTCGGTAACGGTTTTTTCACGTTGTCCGAAGAAACCCGCTTCGGTACTCATAACCGTATGAACACCGAGAAAATCAACATCTTGAGTAAAACCATACTCATTAATACGGTTTTTAATCCAGTCGGCAAAATGCTGTTTGCTTTCTAAAAATTGATGTAAATCTCGAGCATTGACTAATGCTTGGGTTTGTCCGTCCAGAGAGCCGGAAACGGTTGGAATAAGTGTGGTATTCATGGTAAAATAATCTTTCATTTCAAGGTGAGATGACAAGGAAAAGAACGCGCTAACGTTGCTTTTCCATGAAAGCCGATAAGCCCTAACTTATCGGCTTTCTCTTTAACTCGTTATCGAGTGTTTGTATTTTATGTTGTAGCTACATCTTTGTCAAGCTGATTTTTAAACTCTTTGCGGATTTGGTCTTTAACCCATTGAGAAAAATCAAGATTATTGGCTATTTCCAAAATGTCTTTCTCTGTTTCTCGATTAAAGGAAACCCGTTTAGTCATTCGGTTGGCTTCCGCCTTTTTCCGATATTCAGCCAGCTTTTCATCAACCATAGGCAAGCTCCTTGATTTTTTTTAGCCGTCTTTTGTAAGATGGGAACTAAGGGCGGCGGCTACCGCCCTTAGCTTTCGGTTTCCTAGTAAGCCTTACCGCTTACCAATATCAGAAACAGAAAGAACAGAATTTGAAGGTAGGACTTCATTTTCTTTCTCCCGTAACAGCCCCGCTTCGGTGGGGCTTTTCCCGTATCGGGCTTCACTGCCCGATGCATTGAATTATAGATGTAGCTACATTAAAAGTCAAGCATTTTGAAGAATACGGATTTACACAAGCCCTTGATTTTATCGGCGTGGACAAAATTGTCCGCACCGAAGCAGGTTTCTTTGGACAGCGTGATAAAACTGTTCAGGGGTATTATTTATCCCTCGACATGTCCCAAACATAATCAGAGAAAAAGGTCGTCTGAAACGTTTTCAGACGACCTTTTTTCATGCCTGTCCGTTTCGCAAAAAAAACATCGACTTAATACTACATATTGTATTTTATTGGTATAATATGCGCTAATTAATCAATATATTGTGTTTTAGGGGTTTGAAATGCGCCGTGCGTTGATTGCGAAAATTAAAATCGCTCAAAAGGAGCTTGGTTTGGATGATGCGACGTATCGCGAGGTCTTGGAGCGTGTAACGGGCAAGCGGTCGTGTACGGAGTGCAGCATCCCCGAGCTGGAGCGTGTGGTCGAGGATTTGCGCCAGCATGGGTTTCAGCCGAAAAAAACGGCGGGACAACGACCGAACCGCCGCGATTCTGCCGATCCGATGATGCGGAAAATCGAAGCCCTGCTGCTGGATAACGGCTGGACTTGGAATTATGCGCACGGTACGGCGAAAAAGATGTTTAAGGTTGACCGCGTGGAATGGTTGTCCGACGGCAATATGCACAAGTTGGTGGCAGCTTTGCAGATTAGTGCGAACCGCAAGAAAAAGGAGAAAACGGGATGAGCTTAAACTGGGAGATGACTGAGCAGGATTTCAAGGATGTGGAACATCTGCTGCCGCACAGTGTGGTGGCGCTGATTACGGTCATCGGGCTGGAGGCGGCGTTTCACATGGTCAAGGTTTGGGGCGGGACGAATTACCCGATTTCCAACCGCCGCCGCAATACGCGCCAGAGCCGTATCTTGCACGCGCAACTGGTCGAGGACATCGGCGAGGAGGCTGCGGGGCGGTTGGAGCGTGCTTATGTCGGGCAGCCTTTCTTGGCGATTCCGCGCTGCTGGGATGCGATGCGCGAACTTCGCAACCGGTTCATCCGCCGCCAATATGATGCGATGAGCGCGGAAGGTTTGAGCGATTTGTTTATTGTGCGTGAACTGGTGTTGGCGCATAAGCTGTCGACGCGAAATATCCGATACATTCTGAAAGAAGCCGACCGCGAAGCGGCGGCAAGGGCGCAGGCTGATTTGTTTGCGGCATGATGGTTTTGTTTTCCTTGTGTGTTTGAGTAGACCTTTTTTCCCTGCTTTGTGCAGGGATTTTTTTTACCGGTATTCCGATGAATGCAAGCCTGACAGGGCTTGGGGGTCGTCTGAAAAGGTTTAATGGGGTTTTCAAACTATCCTTTGTTTTTAAATTATCCATTTGAGGTATTTATGGCTCAACAAAAAGAACTCCCTTGGATTGCTGAAGCGCGAAAGTATATCGGCCTGACAGAAATCCCCGGTAAAAACCACAATCCGACCATTTTGAATTGGCTTCACGGCTTGAAGGCTTGGTGGAAAGACGATGAGACGCCGTGGTGCGGCGTATTCGCAGCCCATTGTCTGCGAGCCGGTAACCGAGACATTCCGAAGGATTGGATGCGCGCCAAAGAATATGCTTTTTGCGGTAAACGCCTTACCAAGCCTGCTTACGGCTGTTTGGTCGTGTTCACTCGCCAAGGCGGCGGTCATGTTGGGTTTGTTGTCGGCAAGGACAAGGCGGGTAATCTGCTGGTTTTGGGCGGCAATCAAGGCAACCGCGTCAACATCGCGGCATTTCCGACGTCCCGCGTGGCTGCGTATGTATGGCCGTCTGTCGGCGGTGCGCCTCTTGACCCCGCTCCGGAGCGTTACAACCTGCCATTGGGCGGTGCGGCAATGAGCAGGAGCGAAGCATGAAAAAGTCTTTGAT